GGATGTTTAACGGAGTACCTAGGCCAGTGATAGCATCTTTAGATTCAAGCGCAGAAGTAAATTTCTGGTCAAACTTGAAGTTCGAGGCTTTCAAAGCATCACGAATAGCATTGTACTGAGCTTTCTTTGCCTCTGCTTTTGCATCTTTTGATACAACAGGAGTTTCGTTTTTCACAGCTCTATCCCTAAAGTTAATGTTAATATTGTGAACTACCGTATCCTTAGTTTCTGCTTCGGCAGGCGCTTCAGCAGGAGCTTCGGCAGGAGTTTCTTCGGAATCTTTCGACTCCTCAACCTCTGGCTCATCAGCTTTCGCATCACGAGCAGTAGGCTGGACTTCACTCTCTGGAACTTTGGTAGTAAATTCATTGACCACCTCAGATACAGTTTCAACGAGGTCTTCAGCTAGTTTTTGCTTCATAGCTGTGTTCTCGTTTGGAGTGAGTTCATCTTGAGTTTTTTCCATCTCAGATTCTCCAGTTTCATTATTATTGTTACCATCTTCGGCATCCACAGTTTTGCTACCCTTAGCCCCTGCTGTTTCTGCTTTCTTATGGTCAATTGTTCGAGCACGGGGGTCGTTACCGGTCAACACCATCGAAATCTCCCGTAATATCCCGATGGGTTCTTCAATGTTCAATCCGACTCCATAATAGCCGTCTGGAAACCAGTCAATCCCTGTGGAATAGCTGGCATCTTCCGAGATAGCATACGCATGGTCTGCTAATGCATCATTATCTGCAAAATACATCCTCGCATGGAGTCCATCTTCTTCAATCCATACACGGCAAGAGCCGAACTGCTTTTCTATAGTATCGACTAGCTCACCATCTTTTATTTCGCCATGGTCGGCCTGAGCCTTAACCGTATAGGCTTCTGTTTGTTTGTCTGGGTTAGTATTGAGTGTTTTGATTGCTATCGGCTTCCCATCCCTACCCATCACATACAGATTAGCCAGGTCACGAATTTCGCCTGACTCCATAATCTGCCCTGAATTCGCAAGAATATTCCGAAACCTTCGCTCATTTGAGCTTTTAGCGTCTTTTAACACTTCGGCATCGTAGAACTTCATATTTTGAATATATCACAATTTCTAATAATACACTAGAGGTTTGGGGAAGAGAAAATGGCCTCAGTCAAACGACCAAGGCCATGGAGTGGTGTGAAAAAGTATGTACTTCTATTTTACATCATTTTTGTATATTGTGCAAAAGATAATCGCCGTTGAATAGCCCATACCCTGTTCCATGAGTCCATCCATTGTTTAATTATTTATATTTGAACCTGTGTCCATGACATTTGATTGAAAGTTTTATTGCTCTTGTTATAGCCCCATGCCAAACCCCCATTTCTCTAGCCACCGAACGCACACTGTCAAATTCTTTTCCGTTGGTTATATCGATTACTGGTTTTAATCTTGCTCTTACTGGTTCATACCCAAGCATTCTATATTTATGTTTTTGATTTTCTCCCCTAGTTACCCATTCTAAATTATCCACGATATTATTTTTTTTATCTCCATCAAGATGGTTTATTTCTGCTTTTTGATTTGGATTATCAATAAATGCCAAAGCCACAAGACGGTGGACTCCAATCGTAATAGTTCTTCCATCTCTAGATAAATGGGTTATTTTATATCCAAAATTCTCCCATTGTCCTAATAGTCTTTTTTTGCCAGTTCCCCTGTAATTAAGACTTCTAATATTCCCCAAGTTGCTAACCTGATATTTCCCCTCGTATCCAGGAATATCTTTCCAAATTTCTTCAGACATATTGTCCTTCCTCGACCTGCTTTATCACTAGGAAGGACATAAGGCAGGCAGGTCGCTCTGCCCTATGTCTATTTTCTATTCTACCATTATTCTGTTTTATGTTCCACCGTATCGGTGTAGTATAATCCAACCCCAGACGCAGAATGCCATCCTTCGTACACGCTTTGACCTGGTTTTATAACTTTAGAAAACCAAGTCTTAGCGTATGCGTCCATAGCTTCGCCATAAACGATTGTATTTTCGCACTCTAACATATATTTACCTAAAGTATCGCCATTTTCCACATATCTCTCTTTACAATTTGAAATCGGCAATACTGGTTCTGGTTCTGGCTCAGGCTCTACAAACAGATAATCCCAACCATGCCACCTAAACGCTCCAGAGAAAGTAGCCATGCTAAGGTTTATGATATTGGCTTCTGATCCACCACCTACACACGGCGTGCCTCCTTGGTTGGTAGAGAATACTGGCACATAGCCATCTTTGTAATAGCCAAATACCATTCCAGTATGACCGTACTCGCCACCCCAAGTCACAAAGATATCGCCTGGCCTAAGTTCTTCTGGGTTAGTGATTAGCTCATAGCCACCCCTAGCATTATACTCGGCACAGTCCCAGATTCCTCTAGCAGCGCCAGTCCCACAAGTACTAAACCAGTAGCCGACTTGGTTTTCGGCAATTAAATTAGCAGTATTCACACATTGGCTTCCATAAGGGTTGCCTAGATAGATACATTGCCCCTCCAAAGCGTTTACAACTGTCCAAGGGCTAGATATATCAATAGCAAAGCCTTGCCCTGCTTTTTCACGCTCCTCGTCTGACATCTCCTCTAGCTCGGTAGGGATTTCGCCACCATCTACCTCCTCAACCGTAGGAATATCCTGCTCCTCTACTTCACCCTGCTCGGTTTCAACCATAGCCGGTACAGCCTTATCAGCATAATGGATTTTGACACTTATTTTATCTTTTCCAAATTCAACCTCTATATTCTTATCGCCACCTGTATTGGCAGAGATAATGCTGAATATTATTACTCCGATGGTAAGAACACCCACCACGGTAGCGATTATAGCTTTAATCTTATTGTTCATGTTGTTCCTTATCGATTATAGTTTAGTGTAATAGACCACAATATCATAGGCTGCTGTCTCCGAGGAGACATAGACCATCCTCAAATCAAGCTGATGGGCAGTTGTCACTCGCACATAATGTCCCCCATTTATGATGACATTAGCGCCGTCCCCACCTACAAATGTAGTCCCAATAATGGATTTTGCATAATTAGTGCCAGGCCTAGCCCATCCAACACTATAGACGACAGAATCTATCCCAGAATTTATGAGTATTATTGTCTTTGAGGTATTGGCAACCAAGTTTGCTGTTCCTATAAATCGTTGAGCATATACCGTCTTCCCATCGTATTCGAGATTGGTTTTAATTTCTATTCCAGTCACTGGTGGGATATATGAGGTCATATTGATACATGATACATCCCCAACCTGGATGTCATTGGTGCTGATATCGGTTGTTCCAGAGGCAATAGTAATGTAGGCTAATACCACATAATAGGCAGTAGTGCCAGATGCTCCATCAGCCGTGATAGCCGTTCTAATCGCATTATCACTCGGAGCTGTCGGAGTAGAGGCAGCAGTTCCTGCCACTACAATCAGGCCACAAGCACCAGGGTTATCGGCCACAGTACTAGTCCCCTGTGGTGGGTTGTCCACATAGGCCACAATAGCATCGATTCTGGAGTTTGATGCAGGCGCTGCACCAATCGTTACATCTACTGGGGCATTGCTAATATTGTTAATCGATATCATATCTCCCGTATTGTTTTCGGCCACAGCCACATCTCTAGTTGTCCCACTTCCACCTAGTGAAACCGTAAGCCCAGAGTTAGGCGAACACGCCCATCCACTAAGGATGCCTCGTGAGAAGCCTGCCAATACATCATTAAAAGCATTGGCTGATGTTCTACCACCATAGCCAGCGTTTGTGCCTATGGAGTTGTTTGGATTTGTCATTTTGACTCCTTTCTTATTAAGTCGTTATATTCTGCGAAGGTCGCCACCTTCATTTTTACTTTTACAGCGTTGCACTTTGGACAGTTAATCGTGCAGTCTAGGCTCTTATCTGTATCACCTAATATCCACCCACACTTCGGACATCGTATCTTTATCGCTCCCATTAGACTAACTCCTCGTCCCAATAACAGCGACAGTTGCTGGAAATTACTCCATTTGCTGTGTATAATGTAGATGTTGTTTCTAAATCGTACACAGGAGTATTATGAACCGTCTCAAATTGGATGTCGACCACATCGTCAAACTTTATCAATCTGGTGTCAGCGAGAAAGCTATCGCTGAGAGCCTCAAGGTCAATCGTGGCACTATCCGTCGCCGCTTGCTTCAGTCTGGAGTTGTATGCCGTGGTAGAAGTGAATCTATGTATGTCCGAATGGCCAGTCTTACTCCCGATGAGCGCCAATCGCTGACACGCAATGCTCACGAAGCCGTTCGTGGCAAGAAGCGCACCTACAAGCAATTGGTCAATCGAGCTAAGCGTAGGGAAGTCCTCAATGTTAATCTTTCCACCTACGAAAGGCAGATAGCTGCTGAGTTTACTCGCAGGGACATTCCCAATGTTCCTCAAAAGGCTGTTGGGAAGTACAACTTGGACTTTCTCATTGGTGAGCGCATCGCCTTTGAAATCTTTGGGGGTAACTGGCACTTCTACGGTAGCCACGCCAGTACTTTCGCTGAGCGAGACGAATTCATTCGCAATAGTGGGTATATCCCCATCTACTGCGTTGTCGTCAAGCGCAACTTTAATCCTGTCCGTGTATGCGACTACCTTGTCGGAATTCTTGATATTCTTAGCAGCGACCCAGCCTCTCTGAGTGAGAAGTATATGATTTGGGGTAACGGAGAGGATATTCCCACTGGCCGTTTTGAGTTTCACAATCTCTCCTGAGTAAAGCATCTTAGTAGCTGCCTTTACCCCATCGGCGAGGACTTTTGTATCCCCTAGTACACAGTTCACATGTGCTGATGTTATTCTGCCGTTGTCGTTCCAGCTATCCTGCCCCCATGTTAACCTTTCGTCTGGACTTATTTTGTAATATTTTAGCTGGTCATCGGTAAGCCTATCGCCGGCAATAAATGTTTCGTCAAATACTCTGCCCAAATCTACTGTTTGGCCTTCCATTCCTGCACAGATAGGGCATACATCCTTATCATGCGAAGTGTGCCACACTAGTTTTACTTGTAAGCCGTACTTATCAGCCAGTTTCTCATCTTGCTCTAGCCTGCCACTTCTAATGGCGTACAAAGTTTCATTTCTAGCAATTAGCTCAGCTCTAGTTAATGGCATCACGCTCATTAGTCGGCTTTTAATCTCCGAGGCACTTAATGGCTCTTCGGTCGCTAGCGTTTCCTCTACGATCCCTTGGGCATGGTCTGCAAACCCTTGTGCAAGTTGTTCGGCTCTTGTTCGGATTCGTTCTCCCAACGCTTCACTCACATATACATCGCCATTGCTCACCGTGTTTAGGATTTCGTTAGCTACATCTTCTTCGGCCAGTAGCGCCAAAGCTTCTGCTCCTTCTTTGCCACCAGCTAGAGCATCATCCCTTAATATCTCCACCATTTTTTCGATGACATTCTCTACATCTACAGCCTTGGTCGGGTCGGCTTGTTCCATAATCGACTTGGCTAGTTCTATCATCACATTGTAGAGTTTGAGTTCCCTCTCATTCATTGGGGGGAGTTCATCGATACTATGGTGGCAACTACAGGCATGCTCACCTAAAGGGAGTGTAGGCTTGCTCTCGCCCTCCACGCTATCTACGGTTGATTCTACTGGCTTTGGGGCTTCATAGTCGATAGATACTGGGGATAATAGGTTACCAGTAAGCCCTTTTGCGTAGATTCCATCTGCTGCAGCCTGCCAATTCTCAGGCAACCCTAGCGCTCTCACTGCTGCAGCGCCAGAAGCCCCTGCACTAATCAGATTGACCAAGGCTTCGCTTCTAATCCGAGCGATTTCAGCCTTTGCCTTGGTTCGCTCAGTAAGCTCTGGGATTTCTAGGTCAAAGGTAATACCATATCCAAGACCACCTCCTAGGATTCGCTCTAGTTCATGCTGAAACTGATTCCAAAAGCTCACTAATGCAGGATACACTCTTCGCTTAGTGAATTGGTGGTCAGAAAGCTCGGCATTGTCGTATTTAGCGCTCGAATCATCGCCTAAGATAAAGTTTGATACACCTACAGACTTATTTAGCCTATCATTCACAATATCTACGATTTCTTTGATAGCTAAAGTGGAGTTATTGCCTTGGATTGTCTTAACTTCTACCTGATCCACGCTCTGGCCAGTGTCATTGTCAAATTGTCTCCACGCATATACCGTTTTATTGCGATTTCTAGCCCCTTTGAGGTTGTTTTCTAGCTCTTTCCTAGTTGCTATATACTTTTCCTGCGTACTGGCCGTGATAAAGGTTATAGTAGCCGGTATAGCGCCATTCTCAAAGTAGGCTCGCTGATATTGAGCAATCAGGTCATCAATCTGCGCCCAGACTCTGACAGCCGATGCAGGCGAAACGCCTCGCTGGATGTCTCGTGGGCTTCGTGAGAATCTTAGCCTCATCACCTCATCTTCGGTTAGAACTTCCAGGCCACTAGTGGTCATAGCTTGCCACTCCCAGCGACCGTATCCTAAATAGATTCGGCTACCTTGTGGCAGAATTGTGTATCCTTCTACTCGGCCTCTTTTATCTCGCCACACATGGATATCTAGCTCCTCCTCAGTTAGCCAAGTAGCAAACATTAAGTCGGCAAACTCAGACCAACCCATGTCGTCATTTGGATTCTTTAGCCAAGCCAACTCTGGTGTCTTTTCTTCTTTTAACCTAGTCCCCCGGTCAGTCACACCGTATGGCATCACTACCTTCATCTCATCGATTAAAGGTCTGACCTGAGCAAACAAGTTCTCATAATCAGAACAAATCGGGCTAGACAAGAATTGGTATGACAACTCCTGTGCAAAGTCCCGACTTCTTTTTCTTTTGAACGCATCTTTTAAGTTATTTATCCAGCTCACTATCTACCTCCTTTTTTTCACGCTTTTGCAACTTTTTAGACCCCTTTTTCTCACGCTTTTTGAAAAGTTCGTCTATACTAGTGGCAAATTGCTCGCCATCCGTGAAGAATGGCATCGTGCCTATCTTGTGTTTGGTAAGGGCCTTGTATATCAAATCCTTTCCCTCATCTGATGCGAAGCTAACCTTACGAATGGCCACTCCGTTACTAGTGGCTAAGTCTAAGATGGCCTTGCCTCGGCTACCACACAATGGGCAGTCTTGGTACACGCAGATTATCTCTTTATTCGCCATCCTTTATCCCCTCCATAGCTCTGGTGATGTATTTCTCAATAGCCCCATCTGTGGCCTTTGATAGGTTGTTTAGCCCAGTCTCACCATTTAGCAGGTAAGTCTTCAGCACGACCTTATCATCTGTACTGAGCTTTTCCCTGATAAAGTTCCTGGCGTACTCTTCCTCAAAACATGATGCCAGTACATCATCAGCCGTTCTTATTTGCTCGGCTGTATCAAATTTGATAGTAGATAGACGCAGCTTTTTTTCTGCATCAATTTTAGGCTCGCATAGATGTCCCCTGAAATCTATGGGTTCGAGGCCGTTGAAATGCAACATTGCTCTTTGCTCCTGTTTAGTTATTTTCAGTATAGCATAACAGGCACGGCATGACTATTTGCAAATATCATGTGATCCAGCGACTACCCATGTGCAGTCATGGGATAGTGCGTACTCGGCACGCTGCGCATCTTTGTGCTGTTCAAAAGCCACGATACACAGAAAAGCTATTATGATTGCGATGATGATTTTTATTTTGTTTTTCATTTTTGTTTCCTTTCGTTTGTTTATACTTCCACATTACCACAAGCCTTTTAATAAGTCAATAGTTTTGTGGTAAAATTATCTTAGGCAATTCGTACATTAGGAGGTCGATACTATGGGCAAAAAAAAGAGGCAGACCTTATACACCATGCATTTCAAATTCTCTGCCGTTATAAAATCACCAACCGAGAAATCGGTCTTTCAGTTCAAAGTCCAGCAAGTAGGAGTGACTGCTCACTTCAAAGGAGACTCCATAACAACTGAATACACTGGAGAAGTAAAAGATAATGTCTTCCAAATGCTTCTCGAACTCTACGAACAAGTACCAAATCATGTCATCACCTTATCTTCCAAATAATTGCCGGCCTCCCATTCGTGGGGGGCTTTTTCATGCAAAAACCGAACAAAACTAGAACATGATTCGTTTTTTCTTTAAGTCCAAAGCCACATATCTACACGCATCGATTAAGTGGTCGAAACCATCCTGTGGTTCGTCCAATATCTCTCCGGTCCTTTTCTTGCGCCATTGGTAGGCTAAGTATTCTCGTTTCAAATGCTGGCCACAATAGTGAACTTGGTATTGTTTGAGGTAGTCGATACTCTTCAGCACAGACCCTGGTGCTTTATCTGCCCCTACAATCCGATAGCCTGATTGTTTAATCTCTGCTATTATCTCTGGCCTAGCACTATCAGCCACTATGAGAGTGTTTGGGTCGACTCCTGCACGCTTCAGCCGGTCCGGATATTGTGACCCAAGCAACCCCTTCTCATATACCAGCTCTACTAGCCCTAGCTTATTATCCCCCATATCATAGGCAGCCACTAGCGCCGTTTCATCATTGGAGAATCCGAAGTCGAGCCCATATCTAATTAGTTTGCCGCTCCCTATAATTACATCCATGGAAGTTTCGGCCCAACCCTCGAATACATTCCCCTCCAGCGTTCCAATCTGGCCCAAACCATAGACAGTCCACCAGTTGCTCGGCTCTTCGCCTTTCTTTGGCTTTCTCCTCTCGATATTCTCACGCTCTTGCTGGCTCAATGCCTCATTATCTTTGTAAGTAAGAATCAGAAACGATGTGCTATCTTTCTGCTTTTCCACAAGCTCCTCATGCGCCCAGAACTTAGCGCTTGGGTTGTAATCCAGTATCACAAAGTCCCTAGTCCTAGTAGCCAGTTGGTCAAAGGTTTCGTAATTGATACCATTAGCCTCATTCACGAATAGCACATCACGCCTAGGGCCACGAGAAGTCATATTATCTACCGAAAGAAACTCAATCTGCGAGCCATTAGGGAATGTGTAAATCTTAGCCGTTTTGTTAAAGCCTGCATCATCCCATCGGTCAGTTTCTTTCATTATCTTTTGGAAGTCACGCATTGTACCAGTAGCCAGATGGTTATAGGTCATACCGGCTACCGTGATTAGCGAGTTAGGGTAGCTCTCGGCATAACCAACCAAAATAATCATGATGGAGAAAGTTTTTGAAGCACTAGCGCCCCCCTGTATGACTTTGTAAAAGGTTGGCTCATATAGGAGGTCTTTTATTTTCTTAGTTGAGGTCGTTAGTGCTATCATTTTCTACGCTCTTTGTACTCAATAGTTATGCATAGTCCCAATGAAACCCAGCACATAACTGCCCTTTTTGTATTGCATTTCTTAAATTAGACGATGCCACCCCATATCTACGAGCGGCCTCTCTTACTCCTACAATTTTTTCTCCAGTTTCAACTATGACAACTGTTTTTCGCATTTCATAATGTGGTACACCATATCTCACGCCAAGCGAATCCATAGCGTGTTTTATATTGTCACTTTGCGTACACCACTCTAAATTTTCTACTCTGTTGTCAGTCTTAACACCATTCCTATGGTTTACTACAGCCTTTCCTTTAGGCATACCCAAAAAAGCCATAGCGACTAATCTATGTACATAGAATCTTTTGCCATTCAAGAAGATTATATTATATTTCCCATTCGTACCTGGTGACAGTACTTTACTGGCGCTAGTTTTGTTATAATTTAGGCTTCGCACTCTGCCTAAGCTACTGATTTCGTATGACTTCTCATACCCTGGTATAGATTTCCATGTTTCTTTTGCGTGTTCTTCTATCATTGCTCTTGTTCTTCCTTCTTATCTTCCTTCGGAGTGAGAAGTGCGTCTAATACATCCCAAGCGAAATGATATATATCGGCCGCCCCATCTAGAACTACGGACTCTAGTTCAAAAGCTTCACCGAGTAAACTGAAGCTTTCAGTTAGCGTCAGCTCGATAGGGTCGATGTGCTTTTCTTTGGCATACTTACGGACTAGGATGTAGTAGGCCTTGCGAATGTCCTCACACTCTTTTTTGTTTTTCTGGATTTGTTCCAAATAGGTATCACCATATGGGTAGCCCATTATTGTCCCTCTTTCCACCCACTAGCTAGGATTGCTCTACCTTGCTCCTCGGCCTCTGCTTTGGTTTTGTATATCTTCCCTGTACTCCCCCATCGGTAGCCTATAATCTTCCCCCCTGCACTTCTAACTGCTTGTACTGGCATGATTCTCCTTTCTTTATTGCCTCCATTATAACAAAAATGGAGCGCCTGCTCATTCGAGTCCCACTACTGCTAGTTGAGTGGCTTAACCTTGTCAGGTCAGGTGCTACTGCCATTATACCAAAACAAAAAACCGCCTCGCAGTTGTGACGGTTTTTTGACCAAATTCATCTCCACTATTATAATACCCTCACTAGATTTTTGTCAACTAGCTCCTTGGCTCTCTCTTCGCTAACTTCCCAGGCTGGAGTCCATGTTGATACATTCTGCTTTCGCTCCACATCGTAATAGGCCCGTATTGGCTTTATTAGGGCCTTCTGATTCTCAAACACATATTCACTCGGCTTTTTAACTAAGAGCTTATTCCAGCCGTCCTTAGGGGGCTTATAGGCAAATTCTTGCTTAGGCTCAAACATTCGCTTGGCTACCTCATCCACATTTTCGCAATCCCAGTCTAGCACTAGCTCGGCCTGCTTCGGTATCTTCAGCTCCTTGGCTACTGATAATGGAGTTCTAACGATTCTGACCCCATAGCCCAAAGCCTCGTTAATCGAGTAGCAATAGGTTTCCATATTATTGCTAACCTGTACCAACCAATCGCTATCGGCGATGTAAGGTCGCACATCAATCCGTGGCTTCATTAGGGCTACATTAGGTGAACTAATCTCGAAGTTCAAATTGTTAGTGAAGATTGTCCATAAATAGTTTGTACCATGCTTTTCGCAGTAGCGGTCTAACGCTTCAATAAGCCTCAATGTCCTAGTGCCACCTTTTGTCTTATCTTCCAACCTGCACGCAGAGATGATACGCACTACTTTGCCTGGGTCTTCCAAAGTGAGTGGGTTGTAACACTGCACAATGGGCTTATCTACTCCCTGCACCTCTTCCTGAAGCTTAATCCGTTCCTCAGCATACTTGCTCACGGCCAGTAGCTTGGTTAGCTTTGGATGTTCGATAGGAGGCTCAAACTGAAGCTCTTGGTACACAGCATGGCACACAAAGATATGTTCCTTGGCCTCTATCTGGTTTATAGCCTCAATATTAAAGTTGTAAAATGCTTTTTCGGCATAGTATTTCTCGCCTGGTTTTCTTCTAATACATCGGACTAGCTTTTTGAGCCGGGACAACTGGTAGAAGTCTGCCTCATCATACAAAATGGCTAAATCGTACTTGTGGTACTTCTTGGCCATCTCATATAGGAATTGTTCCGTCCCCCCGATACGACTAATCACTCTGAAGTAGTAAATATTAGCGAATCTATTGTCCATTCTTTTCTCGCTCCGTCAAATCTACTAGTGGAGTGACTTGGACCCCCAAGTTGCCGTCAATGCTTAGGACTGTCCTTTTCCCAAATATCCACTCTAGTACATCGAGAATAGCCCTTAAACCGTCCTTCTGGATTGCTCGTATGGTTTCCTGATATATCCATCCATACTGTGGTTCTTCTTCCTCTGCTTTCTTGAGCATGGCCTGGGCCTCTTTAGTTGACTTGCAAGCTACTGCTGCTAACATCACACTAGCAATGCGCTGGACTACTTCATCTGATACATCATGCCTAAACTCTCGGAGAATTGTCTTGACCTCCTTATGACGGCCATTCTTTTTTGGCTGGTTTTCCGATGAAAAACGGTGCTCTAGTGGTGGTTTGCCAGGCCCCACTTTATAACCCGTTTCAATCCCGTTATTAGCCATCATTCTCCTCCCCTAACTTTTCTATCGCTTTGCGCAGTCTGGCCCTCTCTGCAAAGGTCAGGCTATCTCGCCATTGGTTGAGTTCTTTATTACTCATTGTTTTCCTCCTTTACTTTTACTCATGGCAACCCCCCCCCAGTAGGTTCCGTTGGGGGGCGTTGTTCCCCATGAGCTTATTCCATTCTCTTTTAGTGAGAGTGGTCATTCCTGTGGGGGACCCTGGAGTTCGGATAGCTGTATTTTCACCACCGCCAATCAGCATCCACGAAAGCGGCACGCTTGATTCTTTGTAGTATTCCTCCACAAAATCGAACCATGTGTTTTCGGAATCTTTCATATTGTCCCTATCACATAAAGCAGCACCATGCATCCAGTTACTCCTATTATCATCCCCACCATAAATGCCTCCCCTTTTGTCATTATTATACCTCCTCATAATTTATTGCTGATTGAAAATAATCATCTATCACCTTGACTGCTTCATCAAATCCAACAGCAAACACGGCCCGATATCCCCTAAACTCTAGTCGTTCCAATACATCGGCTTGCTCCCTGATGTGCTGGTTAGCCCAGTCTCCGTTCTTCTTTTTTAATCTAGTCCCTTCTCGTTTAAGTTCAATAAATAATCCATTATATTCATGATTCCAGCTTCCATCTACACATCTCGGAGCTGGCTCAGCAATCAGAAGATCAGGCCAAGCTCTAAGTCCACCGTTTAGCTTCTTCTGCCGTACTGCTTGTCCCATAGTCAGCTTAACCCCACTTCCGAAATCGTGATGGAACATAGCGGTCGGATATTTCATCCTAATATACTGAGCTATTTGCTCTTGCAATTCACTTTCGGTCATTTTCCTCCTTCTTGACGGTATAATCCAAATACTCGTTATCATCATGTGTCCCCATAAAGTATTCCATAGCCTTCTCAACACCCCTTCTTTCGCAAATTAAAGCCGTTTTAAGGTAGATTGTGGCCTCATTAGCAACTATCTTGCTATTCTCTGGCTCACGCTCCCCAAAACGGCTTAAAATGGCTTCTACGACCTTCACGATAGTATCTTGGCTAGTCATCATCTCCCCTTTCTTCACTTTCCAGAAGTTCCTGTGCCAACTCCTCGGCACTTTTACCTTCTGATTCTTTTTCTGGGATTGTATCTTCTCTGCTCATTTTTTCACCTCCTTTTTCTAATAATACATCATTATTTGAAAGAGCATTAAATGATGACAGCATCGCATCTATACCTAACATTCCAAAGTAAATAGCAAAGGGGAGCAATATGAGCCACCAAACCCTAGGCAATCCGTTATCATCAAAGAACAGCTTATACATTGCTCCCAACCTTCTCCAATTGGCTCACATCATCCCATAAACACTTAGTTCTAATAAGTGTCTGCTCGGTAATCTTCCCATTCGCATAGTCATCAATGGCTCGCTTATATCTTCTCTCCACCTCATTCACAGAAGCCTCTCGCACTAGCTTATCGTCAGTTATACAAAAGCCCACCATATTCACCCCCATATCGGTTGGCGAGTAGTAAACCTCTTTCCCAGTAGTTCTTTTCAGTA